TATCATGGCAAGCAACAACACCAATGTACTGTGGAGGTCTAATAAAAGAGGTAATATTCCAAGAAGTAATCAGTAACAGTGAAGGTGCCCAGGGAGGTGAACCACTGGGAACACTTGCAGGAAAAGGAACATTGAGCGATAAACACAAGGGAGGAAAAGTAGTAATCCACGTAGATGAGGCAAGCTATATCATGATAATAGCAAGCCTAACACCAAGACTGGATTACAGTCAGGGTAATGACTGGGATATACACCTGAAAACAATGGATGACTTCTTCAAGCCAGCACTGGATGAACTGGGATTCCAAGAACTGATAACAGAACAAATGAACTGGAGAGATACAAAGTGGGATGGAACGAAGTGGTTACAAAAATCAGCAGGAAAACAACCGGCTTGGTTAAACTACATGACATCCGTCAACAAGAATTACGGAAACTTTGCGATAAAGGAGAATGAAATGTTCATGGTGCTGGACAGAAGATATGAAATGGATGAATCCGGGATTAAGGACCTGACAACGTACATTGACCCATCAAAATTCAACTTCATATTCGCAGAGACTAACCTGGATGCACAGAATTTCTGGATGCAAGTAGGGATTAATGCGACAGTGAGAAGAGTAATGAGTGGAAAGCTAATGCCAAACCTGTAAACGGTTCAGGGGGTGCGCATCTGAAAAACGCACATATTAAAAATAAATTTAATGAAAGAGAAAAAAGGATTGCTAAGAGATAGCATTTAAAAACCAAAAAGAAAAGAAAATCTTATGGCGCTCCTGTCGCTTTACAACAAAGGCGGCCGGTTCTTTTTCGGAAAAAAATTAAAAAAATGAAATCATGTACAACAGAAAAATTAAACCAACGAGGACTACGATTACGATAAATGAGAGTTATGAGGGCGAAAGCATTGAACAAAAAGTGGTCAGAATTACCCAGAACAAGGAACCAATTAAGGACGGGAGTCCGAGAGTGTACACGGAAAGAAAAGAAGGAGTTAGGGCTGACATGGACATACGGACAGATAGATGGGAGGTAGCCGTAGATGCTATGGATAAAGTTACAAGAGACAAAGTGGCAAAAAGAGAAGCAATGGGTAAAAAGGCTAAAGAGGGCATGAAAAAAGAAGAGAAAACAGGTGGAGAAAGTAGTGCGGCAAAGCCGGGTGAAGGGGGAAAAAGTAATGAAGGAAGTGGAGGAAATGAAGGCAAAGCCTAGTCTATACGTACATATTAACAACTAGTTGATTAACAATAAATTGAGGGGACGGTACGCACGTATACTATATTATAAATTATAGTATAGGACTTTTTCGGGGAAAAAGTCAGTAAAAATAAATTAAAAATTAAAAATTAAAATTATGGGTAAATTCTGGGACAGTGCCGTTGGAGGCTTCGCCTCACAGGCAGCGCAGGGCGCAATAGGTGCCGGATTAGGGCTAATAATGCAGAAAAGCAATGATAAACGTCAGATAAGGCAACAGAGGGAGCTACAAGGCATAGAAATAGCCGGACAGAAGCAGATGCTAGACTACAATCAGCAGAAAGCACTAGAAATGTGGAATAAAACAGGATATGGGGCGCAAAAAGACCAAATGAAGGCAGCCGGATTAAATCCGGGGCTAATGTATGGAATGGGAGGCGGTGGAGGTCAGACAGCAGGAGTAACACCGGGAAATGTAAGTGGTGGAAACGCAAGCGGAAACAGTGGTGAAGCGATGGGTATGGCCATGATGGCCGCGCAAATGGGATTGCTAAAAGCACAAAAGGAAAACATCGAAGCAGATACAGAAGAGAAAAAAGCAGGAGCGTGGGATAAAACAAACAGCGCAGAGGGCAAAGGACTTGCAAACGCATTAACTGCGTGGTTTCAAGGAACAGATCAATACGGTAATCAGGTAGGTGAAAATATGGGTGAATCAGTAAGAGGACAGGCAGAAATAGAGAGCCTAAACAAAATACGGGCAGAAATGAAAGCAATACTGGATAAGAACGATAGAGAAAGAGTGATGCAAAACGAACAAATTAAGAAACTGGGTGAGGAAATCACACTAATGCAAAAGAAAGGATTGAGTGAGGACCAAATAAAAGAAAACCTTATAAAAGAAGGTAAATTAAAAGACGCAGAAATTGCATGGAATGCACTAGACCTAGAGCCGGGAAATTGGGGTAAATTCTTAACGAATTTAATAAAACTGGCATTCAAATAATATGTGTCTATATCCAAGACTAGTAGACAATCCTAAATATAAACCGAATAAAAAAAACGGGGGGAATATTCCCCCCGTTAAACATTGGGGAGTGAAAAAAGTACCTATAGGGTGCGGTGAGTGCATGGAATGCAGAAGACAGAAAGCAAGAGAGTGGCAGGGACGAATGTTGGAAGATATAAAAGAACATACAAACGGAAAATTCATAACACTAACATTCAGTAATGAAAGCATACAAAAACTAGTAAACCAACCAGCTACAAAGAACTGGCCAGGAATGAAACACTTAAAAGGTTATCATCTGGATAATGAAATAGCAATAAGAGCAACAAGACTATTCCTAGAAAGGTGGAGGAAAGAATATAAAAAAAGCCTTCGACATTGGTTCATAACAGAACTAGGGCATAAAGGAACAGAAAATATACATATACATGGGATAGTGTGGACAGATAAAACAATGGATGAAATAAGGGCAAAATGGGATTATGGATACATGTGGCCAAGACCAGGATGCAAACAAAAAAACTATGTAAACGCAAGAACAGTAAACTATATAATAAAGTACGTGACAAAAGTGGATGAAGATCATAAATACTACAAAAGTCAAATATTGACAAGTCCAGGAATAGGAGCAAACTATGTGAAAAGGTCAGACTGGAAGAAAAACAAATACAACGGTGAAGATACAAATGAGGCATATAGAACAGGGACAGGGCATAAAATAGGGATGCCGATATACTGGAGGAATAAAATATACAGTGAAGAAGAACGAGAAAAACTATGGATTCAAAAGATAGAGAAAAAAGAAAGATGGGTATGTGGTGAAAAAGTAGACATAAGCAAAGGCGAAGAAAATTATTACAAACTATTAGAACACTACAGAGAAAAAAATACACAGCTGGGATATGGAAATGGCGAAAAAGATTGGGATAGAATAGAATATGAAAAGAGCCGCAGAGAAATGCAGCAAGCAAAAAGACTAGAACAGAAAAAGGACACTTTTTCTAATAAGATAGAACTGAGGAAAAATGAAAAATATATAGAGATAGGAGGATGGAGAAGTTACCTCTCCTCCTCCGAGGACATCCCGGATGCTAACGCTCCGGGATGAAATAAAGCGCAAGCGCTGAGTATTCGATGGAAAAAGAGGAAAGATAATAAAAGTAAAAAACTAGAATAAAAGAAGAAGAAGAGAACCACGAAATACACAGAGATGGCTAAGGCCATCATAAAATAAAATAAAATACAGACGAAGAATAGTTCGTCGATTAGGGGGCTTTGCCCCCCATACCCCCCACCCTCCGGGGGGGTTTTTATAGTGTTAGTCAAACTGAACATAAAAACAACTAGCGTATAAAGGCTTAAAGATCGTATGGCGTACATAGGATACCGCCCCTGCCGGGGACGGAGGCCAAGGGGCCTAAACAGCCGCGTGAGAACTTAAACCATAAAAAAAGATAAGAAAAATTCGGAAAATTGAAAATAAAAATCGTATATTTGATTATCAAAATAAAATAACATGACACTAACAGAAAAACTTATCAAACACTTCAGTAACGAAAACATAAGAGAGGAATTGCTCTTTGAGCAAGTAGATAGTATACATACAAATGCAAGTATACATGGGTATAAGTTGGAAACAACAATGAGAACTAAAGTAAAAAATTACCTGTTTATAGAAATAAACGGTAAGAAAATCCAATTAACAATTGGAGATAAAGCATTCAAACAAATAAAAGATGCAACAAACAACAGCAATACACTGGAGCAGTAGCAGTAGATGGGTAGACGTAGAAACAGGGGAAGAAATAACAAAGCACAAAGCAACAACAAACTACATAAAACTAAAAACGAGTAAACATGTCACACTTAACAAAAACAAAACCAAAGGGCATATTGAGTACACAAATGAATGCAGGAGAAACCCCCAATCAAAACTCAGCTTTGATTGAAAGACACATAATAGAAGGAACCCCCTTCACGTTATGGGAAGACTTCAGAGGAGAAAAGCCAAAGTCCTATATAACAATGGGAAACTACAAAATCAGTGAAGACTGCGACACGCAGAAAGAGGCTAGAGAATACCTAGATAAAAACTTCTGGGAAGTACTAACACAAGTCATAGTAATAGTTGGAGAGAAAACTGAAGAGATAAAAAGAATGAAAGAAGAAGTCCCTATGGGATAAAAATAGTAGACCGGCACAATGCCGGTCTTTTAGTTAAACTAAAATCAAACAAAATGAAAGAACAATTAGGCGGAAAACGCTTAGGAAGCGGAAACAAAATGAACGTGGAACTGCATGGGTATGGCAGAAGCACGCATGACCTGGGACAAGTAACCAGAACATCAATGGCACCGGGAACGTTAGTCCCGGTATATAAAAAAGTAGCGTTAGCAGGTGATACCTGGGACATTGAACTAGATGCATTCAGTAATACGCACCCGACAATTGGACCATTATTCGGGTCATTCAAATTGCAAATCGATGTGTTTCAATGTCCGGTGAGACTATACAACGCTCATATGCATAACAACACGTTAGGCATAGGACTAAAAATGAACACGGTAAAACTCCCGTTAATAACATTCCAGGCATTACCAACTGATCTAGACGTAGAAGATCAAGATAATAGCCAAGTAAACCCGAGTAGTCTAGTAAATTACTTAGGAATGAAAGGAATCGGGTTAACCGCAGCAAATCGTAACAGGTCATTCAATGCAATACCAATAATTGCATATTGGGATATATACAAAAACTACTATGCAAACAAACAGGAAGAAATCGGTGCCGTAATACATACGCCAGCAGAAGCATTAGTTGAAACAGTAAATAATCCAATAGTGATTAACACACTTGGTAATACCTACAACGTAGAAATCGATACGGGGACAGATTCGGCACCAGTAGAACCTGGAAGTACAATAACAATAAGCTACACAGGGGCGCAACCTGTATTCAGTCAAATAATGTTCATGACTGCAGACCATGGTCTGGTATCTTTAGAAAACCTGTTTACTGGGTTATGGGATAATGGATCCGGTTTAATAACCGGAACATATAATATAACAAATTATGGTGCAACAAGCATATACTACTGGAGATACATAACAGACGGAGATATTAACCAAAGAACGCCAGCAGTAGTAACATTCCCACTTAGTGAAATTGACGATATGAGAAGCAAAATACTGGCTAAACAAACATTCGACGCATTCGAAATCAATGCAGATGCACCAACACTGAGACCATACAAATGGCTATATGAACAACCAGAAGGAGTGCCAAACATACTGAGCAGCCAAGAAGGTTTAGGACTGAAAACATACAACAGTGATCTATTCAATAACTGGCTAAGTACAGAATGGATAGATGGAGTCGGTGGAATAAACGAAATCACAAGCGTAAGCACAACCGGGGATAGCTTCACAATAGACAGCTTAATACTGGCGAGAAAAGTATGGGCAATGCTTAACAGAATAGTAGTAGCAGGTGGATCCTACCAAGACTGGAACAGGGCAGTATATGGAAAAGAAGTATCATGGCAAGCAACAACACCAATGTACTGTGGAGGTCTAATAAAAGAGGTAATATTCCAAGAAGTAATCAGTAACAGTGAAGGAGCCCAGGGAGGTGAACCACTGGGAACACTTGCAGGAAAAGGAACATTAAGCGATAAGCACAAAGGCGGAAAGGTTGTGATACATGTAGACGAAGCAAGCTATATAATGATTATAGCAAGCCTAACACCAAGATTGGACTACAGCCAGGGAAACGATTGGGATATACACCTGAAAACAATGGATGACTTCTTCAAGCCTGCACTGGATGAACTGGGATTCCAGGAACTAATCACAGAACAAATGAACTGGAGAGAAACAACATGGGATGGAACGAAGTGGTTACAAAAATCAGCAGGAAAACAGCCGGCTTGGATAAACTACATGACATCCGTCAACAAGAATTACGGAAACTTTGCGATAGCAGAGAATGAAATGTTTATGGTGCTGGACAGAAGATATGAAATGGATGAATCCGGGATTAAGGACCTGACAACGTACATTGACCCGTCAAAATTCAACTTCATATTCGCAGAGACTAACCTGGATGCACAGAATTTCTGGATGCAAATAGGGATTAATGCGACAGTGAGAAGAGTAATGAGTGGAAAGCTAATGCCAAACCTGTAAACTTGTACCCAAGTTATAAGCAAATGCCAGGGGGTAGGGGTAGCAACTGGTGAAAGAGCCTACTGACAGCCCGGAAAGACGGGCAATTTTAAACAATAAAAAATGAAACTATGTATAACAGAAAAACTAAAGCAGCGAGGACTAGTCTCAAGGTTAATGAAAGCTACGAAGGCGAAACTATCGAGCAAAAGGTGGTCAGAATTACCCAGAACAAGGAACCAATTAAGGACGGGAGTCCGAGAGTGTACACGGAAAGAAAAGAAGGAGTTAGGGCTGACATGGACATACGGACAGATAGATGGGAGGTAGCCG